GCAGAATCCGAGGAGGTGTAATAACGTATGAAGATTGAGAAAACAACTACAGGTGTTATTATACGCGAACCATCGGATGAAATCAAACGGAAGTGTCTGCAATACTTTTCGTTACCGAATCCAGTACGAGAATTCTTCGTCTATTGTAAGAAGGATCCTGATTACGAGAAACTTGTATCATTCATGCGTGATCATGACATCATCTATATCACATCAGGTTTTCTAAATATCAAGGACAAGGTTATTGAGTCATTGAATGTTTCGTCCGAAAAGCCGATTCAAACACCACGACTCATAACACTTGACATGAATCGTGAACCCCGTTCTCAACTGCAAAGAGACTGTATCGAACTGCTGACTACAGCAAAAGAGAATAAGATCACAGTCGAGCTGAAACCTGGAACTGGAAAAGCAGAGCCGTATTCCAGAAAGATCCCGACACCAACAAAAGCCGGTTTTACGTTGATGGGTGATCTGAAGATTGGTGATTACGTCTTTGCTCAAGATGGTACACCGACAAAAGTAACGGGTATCTTTGAACAAGGTGAACAAGACATTTATAAAGTGACATTCCAGGATGGTCGTGTAGCATACTGTCATGAAGAACATCTGTGGACTGTGAGACGAAATGATTGTTCAACTTGGGAAACGGTCATGACAAATAAGATGGATCTATCTGTGGATAATTTCGCTATTCCCTTATGCGAACCAGTTCAATATAATGACAAACCATTTGTCGGGTATGAATGCGGATCTGTGAATGAAACGATATATCATTCAATGAAAGATTCATATGTATGTTCACCACCCAGTCGTATTCAGTATCTATTTCAGAGCAGAGGGATTGGAACGGAAGGTGAGTTCCAGTGTGATGAATTGTACGCATACAATATATGGCTTCCAATGTTTTATCAGATGGGATATTCGGCGTACTATTTGGAGAATACCATCCATTATTCAAAACCGGAATCGTTAAAAATCAAATCTATTGAATTCTCACATCGAGAAAAATGCAGATGTATTATGGTTGACAATCCTGAACATCTGTATCTGACTGAAGATTTCATTGTAACTCACAACACGTTCATCGCATGTTACTCTGCTGCAAAGCTTGGTCTGAAGCCTCTGATCGTTGCTCCGACATCTCTATTGAAGAATCAATGGATTGACAATATCGTAGAACTCGGTATTGACAAATCCGATATTGCAACAAAGATCTGGGATGCTCCTGACAAGAAGGTTTGTGTTGTTACAATATCCTCCCTGGAAGGAGCAATCCGTGATGACTGGAATGGTCTTCTGAAGACACTGGATGCTTCCGGTTTCGGTATCAAGGTTATCGATGAAGCACATCTCCATTTGAAGGGAATGCTGAAGTTCGATGCATTGTGTAACATCAAACACAACTGGTACATGTCAGCAACACTCGGACGTTCATCAGCAGATGAAGACAGGATCCTGAACCGTGCTCTTGGAGATGCCAAACGGTTTGTTGGTAATGCTGCATATGAAGAATATCAGAAAGAGTACGTGAATGTCTATCTTCAGGACATCTACTACTACCCATCCAATAAATTATGTGAAGCATGTTTCAAATACGGCTCCAAAGGTTTGATCCGTTCATCATACTACAACATGTTGATGACATACCATAATGGTGTTCCGTTTATCAAAAACATCATCACAATGTTGAAGCGTGCGAAATCGATCATTGATTATGATGGAAAGATTCTACTGTTGGTACCATTGTTATCGATCATTGAACAAGTCGTGAAAGCAATGGATCAAGATCCTTTCTTCAAGCAGTATTCGTATTCTGCAGTCGATGGTTCAATGCCATTGTCTCAACGTCGCGAAGCGATGGAATCTGATTTCATTCTATCAACATCTCTTTCCATGGGAACTGGTGTTGATGTATCGAATCTAGGGGTGGTTGTCAACTTTGACCAATACTCTTCTTCGATCATCGGTGAACAGATCTTCGGACGTCTTCGCGACCGTGGTAAAGAGACATACTACATCGACGTATGTGATGTTGTTAAACAGGCCAGAATGTTAACACGATGGGGACAAAAACGTCGTATCTTGATTCCATATTATCCTGGAGCAAAACGTGATATGAAACGGTTCCCTGCTATACATTCATGAAAGCAAATACATAATGATAATCCCTGCAGGAATGAGGGTACAGGTGTAGGCCACCACCTTCATCTTCCAATGGAATCACTGGTATTGAGCTCACCGTGAGATCCATTGGAGGATATGACTCATTCCACATGGATTGCTCTCCCGTCCTTCTGGCTTTTCAAGAGTCATTTTCAAGATTCCTTTCGGTTTGTGCGGTGGGGCTTTCGCCCCACCAATCAAATTCTTCTTTAACGGTTTAATAATCCGGGGTGTTCTGGTCAACTATGTTGACACCTCTCTCGTTCAGGGAGTACGTGCCTCCCTGTGCCGCGTGCGGGCGCGGCGGCCTCCGCTTTAACGCCATGTGTGATGTTCCTCCTAAACATACGCGCATAATACACCATTCGGCACCCCGGATTTCATATATACAGTGTGGGGCTTCGGCCCCACACTGTGTCTTTGATTGCCGAAAAGCACCCCTACTCAGAATTATTTTTTTTTTAGAATGAACCATTAATATCTACAAACCACGATGGAGAGAATCCTTCCTGAGCAGTCAATGAGACTGGTGCACGTTCCTGTTGAGTACGATATTGTTTGTTATAGTCCATTGGAGAATAACCATATTCATCAACACCGTGTTCTCTGAAATATCCCATCGGATCTTGTGAGATCGTGTCATGTAGGAGCTGCTCTTCATATGGTGCAGGTACATCTGGAAGGACCATGTTGTTTACAACAGCTTCAGTGATGTCATCCACGTATTTCTCAATAGCAGCTGTCGCACCTTGGAATGTACTTTTTTCTTTAATGATTCCAAAACGCTCAATATGATCACCATAGTACCAAACAAAGATAGCATGATTGTATGCCATGACCATGTCATCATGGAAACCCTCTGCAGCCTCAATCTTACCAGTCTTTGAGCGTACAAGATTCGTGATATCCTTGGACAAATACTTCGATGTTAGTAAATGTCTATAGTCCTTCACATGAACCTTCAACAGATCGAACATGCTGGTTCTGACAGACGGTGTGACATATGTGCCGATATATCCTTTTTCTTTTGAACGACGCTTCATAACTTCTTCTGGAGTTTCCTTCATGATTGCGTTCTTAGAAATATCCAATCTCGGATCATGATAGAATCTATATTCAATCTGGGTTTCCTGGATTAGATCGACGATTGCCTTACCGATAGAATTTGTTTCAACACAGAAGATACCCTTTGGGCACAACTTTGCAATCTCTAGAATAATCCGCATCAGATCAGTTGGTCCGATGAATGGGGAGATTAGCTCACCGACAACCTGCATTGTATATGGATGAACGATGCAAATCGCTGTATTGTCTCCATTACCACCGGCAGCAACGTCAATACCAATCAGATATGGGATTGTTGTGTCGAAATACGGTGTAGATGAGTTGATGTCCGGAATCAGGATATCATGTTTATAGACATATAGATGAACCTTCTTCAGCAGAAAGATATCGTAGTCTGGTTCTCTGACATTCTGAACAATGTAGTCAATATCTTCCTGACGGAACAGTACTGACTTCGAACCACGGTATCTCTGAAGAAGAACACCTCGACGATACTCATCCAGTTTATCAAGACGCACTGCTTCATTATATTGTGCTCTTAACCAAGCTTCGTCTTTTCGTAATTGCTTGTAATTGAATTCAATGTAGAGTGACGTAACAGGTTGTGGATTACCATTCTCATCAATTGTATGCATACCTGCAAAATACTCTTTGAGCTCCTGCTCCGTGAAGTCATACAATTGTTCTGAGAATACTGGTGTCATATCGATCATGTGCTGTGCCGTTCTACCAGTTTCTGTTTCCAAGTCACCAGGAGTCGAAAGCAGCATAACACATGTACGTCCACCTGTCTTCGCCGCGATTTCACGTCCAGAGATGATAGCAGGCATCGCACCTTCCATAACGGATGCTTGATACGGAATGTACTCCCACTCTTCAAGCATTGCTGCAAATACAGTGAAACCACGCATCTTGTCCTTCGCTTTGACAACAGAGTCTGCTTGAGATAGGATTGTGATGGATGTACCGTGTTCATCATATTTCAAAGACTTTGTTCCAGGAAGCTTCTGTCGACCATACCATGGATTCATATATGGTGGTAGTGCACAAATATAATCACGCAACATTTCAGCAGATTCCAAGCAACGGTCTTGTCGAATATGCATCATTGGAATTTCGATATTTTGATATTCAAATACAAACATGTACTCGAGTAATAGTGTACACCAGGTAGACTTATGCGTCTGACGAGGCTGACATAAGATGACATCGATACTATGGATGAAACACCATATGAGTGCTAGCGATGCACGTGATAGAATTGGTGGTAGTTTACCAGCACCACGAACAGGAACTTTCGCAACTTCTCGGAAGAAATACCAAGGGTTCTGTTTACATTCAATACAGACACGGGCAATGTCTTCTTGTGAAATATTTTCATCATATGCATCAATATCTTGAACACCGAGTTCCGGATGTTTTACTTCTAGCATGAAATACCAGTTCTTGATACCGAGAACTTTCAACTCTTGTGCGGTTAACAAGAACGATTTGTTTCTTGTACCAAAATCATAGTACCGATTTCCGATTCGTCGGATATCGCTCATAACAAAGCTCCTTTCTGTCGAGATTGTTATATGATCTGTCCGTATATAATATTACGAAAAAAAAATAATATACACGGGGGCCACGTGGCCCCCGTATACAAATTCTGTTTATCCGAGCCTG